TTTACTACCAACCTCAACTCTTATTATAGCTTCTAGTTGATCTACATCCATACTTCTAGCAGCATTCAATGCGTCTATTTGAAGTTCCATCATATCAAGTTCATCAGTTGCTTCTACAACAGAATCGAACTCTTTATAACGTTTTCCCTTCATTGGGTGATACAAAGATAATAGTTTTTGTAACGCTTGTTTTTCTTTTGGTACAACTAAAGCACCATCTTTAAATAATATAGTGCCTAGTGTTACTTCACCTTTTTGATCATCTACAAATGGTGAGTTTTGATTTGTAGCGTAACGTAATTCTCTTTGTGTATTTGTTTCACTATCATACCAAAGTAGCGGAACTTTTGCGCTGTGCTTTGATGGTATTCTTAGCGTTAAGGGTTTGTACCTTCCAGTTACTAGGTACGTTCTATCTTTTATTTCCCAACCTTGTTCTATAGTTGGGACTTCTTTTGTTTTTGCCATGATATAATATAATAAAATTGATAAAAAATAAAGGCGTAGGGCGCCGAAGCGCCCATACCTTTAAAGTGATATTACTTAGTAAACAATACAAAGTTGTTAGCACCTTGTACACATAGACATCTTTCAGATAGGAAGTTTACTTCCATAGCATCAAGATCGCTAGTGAACGCACCACCAACAGAACCAGTCAACCAAGTCTTCATACGACGATCGTCAGTTTGAGACGCTCGGTAACGTACGTGCAAGAATGGACGACGAATGTTTGAACCAAGAATTTGATCATATACAGTTGATGTACCTGCAGGAATCAACACCCCGTCGATAGCACTTGTGCCATATCCTGGAGGAATTAATCCGTCTTCGATAGCACCTCTTGTAGAAGCATCGTTTAGATATTTCCAGTCAGTTTTGTAGAAGTCATAAGAACCTCTGCGGAAACCGCTGAACCCTAAATTCAATGCCATATCTTCTGAATTTTCAAAGATACCATAAGAAGTACCACCAGAGTAAGCAGCGTTTACAGCAGCTAGCATATCGTCAAAACCTAGAGAAGTCTCACGGTTTAAGAAAAGCATGTTTTCTTCAATAGCACCTTGAGTATCTAAGTTACGTAGGATATTATCAAACTCTCCTAGTTGTGAAGCAGCAGCGTTAAAGCCAGTTTCCACATTACCACGAGCTTGAATAGCAGCAAATAAACCTTCTGTACCTTTGTAACCAGCAGCAGCGGCAGAACCAGCACCTAAAGTATCATCAGCTTTTTCACCTTCAACTACGCTCATTTCAAGATAATCTTCGAAACGCAAGCGAGTTTCAGACTCAGCTTTCAAATACCAAAGGTATCCTCCAGTTCCATCTTCAGTAGCAACTTCTACCCAACCAATCTGAGCTGTGTCAGAACCAGAAACAACATATTTGTTACGGATAATAACTGGTGAGTTAGAGAATTGAGTGAAAGAAGGATCTACACTTACATAACCATCAGCAGCAGTAGCTGAAGTGTTGTTAGGTGTAGAAGAACCTTTTGCATACTCAGAGCCATAAACAAAGATTTTAACTCCAGTAGTAGCAAGCGCAGCTGTAGTAGTAGCATCATAAGGAGCTACAGTAAGTGCACCAGTTGTAAGGTTAGAAGCAGTTACAACAGCCTTAAGCTCGTTGCCAGCACCATCAAGCGCTACAATTGTAGCCTGTGGAGATACAACGTTTTTAACGTCTGCGCCTACAGGAATAGTAATTGTATTTGTTTGATCGTTGGTACAACCATCATAAGAGATGTGTAAACGGTTTTGCTCAGACCAGATAACCTGATCAGAAGTCATAGGCATTTCAGCCCCTACCATACGTAAGAATCCGGAAAGCGTACGATTCCCGTAGCGCTCTACTTCAGCTTCGTAAATTTCAGGTAGATACTGTTGTGCAAATGTATCAGAATCGCCAGCGCCAGCACCTCCGTTAAAAGACAGGAAGTTTGTGTCTAGCAATTGTTGTTGTTGACTTGGGACTATACCCCCAAATAATGGATCTAATGCCATAATAAATTATTTTAATTTTTTAATGTTACTTTTTTGATTTTCAATTTTGAAGAATCAACTCCGCTAATTGCTTTAACTTTTAATCCATTAACAAATACTTCACCAGAAGCTGTTTGACGTGGTTCAGTCGAAATGTTTTTCGATTTAGCCATAACATCTTTAACAGCGTCAGCTTTTCCTTGTTCATAAAAGTGTTGGGCAATGGTATCAGCGTTTCTAGCAGCATACAAAGCTTTGTGGTATCCCTGCATATCACCTATTTCACCTTCTTTATTTAGAAACGTTCCAATAAAATTAGTAATATCTGATTGTGCTTGAGCTACGTTTTTAGGGTTTTTAATACCGTATCTAAATTTTTTTTCACCAACGTTAAAATCAAAACCTTTGAAATTATCGTTTAGTAAATCGTTAGTGCGATCAATAAAACCTTTATGTTTACTTTGAACTGCTTGTTGCTCTTCATTGTATCGGTTGAAAAAGTCTAATGCTTTTTGTTGCTCTTGGGTTACGCCCGGTCTCAACTTGATCTCGTCGTAGTATCTACCTTTTAAGCCTTCAAGAAAGTCTTTAGCTTTTGCAGCCTCCTCTTTGAACGCGATTTTCTTTTTGCGTATATCTTTTGGTTCGTCTATATCTTCATCATAATCAAAGTCTTCTAGTAAAAGACTTACATCTTCAGAATCTAAGTGTGGTTTAGTTTGTTTATAGTATTCTCTAATTAAAGTTTTACTATCAACATTGGTATAATCTGCATTAAGCCTAACATAGTCTTCTACAGTTCCACCAGTTTCTTCCATAAAAGCAACTAGCTTGTCAATATTTTCTGGTAGTTGTTTTTGCTCTGCAACAGTTTGCTGTGGCTCTTTTTGTACAACTTCTTTAGTTTCCTCTTCTATCTCTTCAATTGCAGTTAAAGGAGACTCTACTTCTTCGTCGGAGGTCCGTATTTCTTTAACCACTTCTTCGCTGTCGCTACTGTCTTTGGACTCTTCGATAATAGCATTGCTATCATTTGTCTCTTGTGTTTGAACGGCATCGTCTTGTTCTTTTTTTATTTCTACTTTTGTAACTTCAGGCGTTACTTCGCTTTGAGTTTCTTTAGCAGTGGCGGGTATTTCTACTTTAGTTACCTCGTTTGATTTACCTAAATTTTTAGGCTTAGAAGGTGTTTTCATTTTAAACTCTCCTTCTTGTTTTACTTCTTCTGACATAATATAATAATATAAAATTAAAGGATTTTATTTTTACTGGGGTTCAAACTGCTCTAGTCCAAACCCTCCTAGCGAGTCAAATCCTGATGACTCAAAATTCTTAGGTAATTCGTCGTTTTTACGTTGTGAAATCATTTCTGATTGCTGCGTACCAATTATTCTAGCACGCTCGTCTTTACGATCTTCTATTTCTTTTTCTCTTTGCGTTTGTGCTTCAGCTTCTATTTTAGCTAACTGTATATCGTATTGAAATTTCTGCTCCATCAATTGTCTTTTTATTTGAGCTTCCATTTCCATTTTTTTAATATCAAACTGAGACTTGCCTTGCTCAAGTTGTAGTTTGCTTTCAGTTAACGCTTGTTGCTTTTGAACCTCTGCTAAAGCTGCTTGTTCAGAAGACTGGGCATTTGCTTGAGCTTGAGCTTGTATATTTTCTAATTGTATAGCTCTTTCTCTTTCAGCTTTTTGTCTTTGTTTTTGTTTTAAAAGTTGGTTTGCTAATTTTGTATTGTTAACTTGTCTTATGTCTATAGCATCTTCTAAACCTATTTGACCAGCCTGTATAGCTACTTGAATATTTCTTTCTAGCGTTTGTTTTTCTTCTTGTTCTGGCTCAAGTTCTAAAAATATACCAAACTCATGCAAATTTAATTTTTCTACTTCTTGCAAGGTGCTTACGTTTGAGTTATTTATAGAACTCATTAAAGCATTTTTCAATAGCGGAAAACTCAAAGCATCTGAAGCTTTTAAACTAATATTTTCAGATACTCTAATTGTTAAATACATTAAAGACTGAAGTATATGCTTTGTAGCTGTGTTAGACGCAGCTGCAGCTAATTTTTGTAAACCAACCAACGAGTCTTGACTTGGTTGACTACCGTCTCTAGCTTCGTTTAATCCGGTCACATCACGTATCATCTGTAAATAATACTGATATGTTTGAACAAGAGATTGTATCTTGCCCATAGCTGAAGAAGTTTGCAACTCTTGAATAGGTACTTTACCTGAATTTAAATCTCCGTCTTGAGTTAAACTTCTACCAACAATGCTACCAGTTTGAAAGTACATGTTTAAAGCTTCTTGTGGATTGTAGCTTGTACCATTACCAAGATCAACCTCAGCTAAACCATCTACATCTACAAACACACCGTCTGGCACCATACGTGCTAACACCTGTTGTATTTTTAAATGCGTAAGTTGTATCATATCAGCAAAACCAATACATTTGCTTACAACACTCTCTATACGACCTTTATACATACGAGGAGCAGTAATGCTATAGTTCATTTGAACTTTAGTTTGATCGCTATAAGGGCGTGTCATGTTCTCAGCTAACTCCCACTTTAGCATTTTTTCGTAACCAAGTATTTTCGCTCCGCTATATAATACTTCAATCGCTCTATGTACTTTGTTATAGTTTTCAGCGTTTTCAGGTGGATTAAAAGAATCGTCTTTTTCTAAAGCTTTTTCAAGACCTTGATCTGTTTCTTTTATTTTAAATACTTGATTATTGTAAGTTTTGTATTCAAAAAATAAAACCTGTACTTGATTATACTGATCGTCTTGACCATAATAATTACGCGTATAGTTTGCGTCACCTGGATATTTTTCTATTTCTTCTAAGTCACTATCGGTTAAATAAGGAAAAAGCTTTTTAACTTCTTGCAAACTCATAGACTTTAATTCACCAACGTAATATATATCTTCGAAGTTTGGATCTTCAGTGTATGAGTATACTAAATTAGCTGGATCAACATAATCAACTGTAATTCCATTTGCTAGATTAAAATCAGTTTTAACAGCTGATATACCTAATACGGTTAAATCATAAGCTAATCTTTTTTTAATCTCGTCGTACTTGTTGTAGCTTAAAACATTTTCAATAAGTTCTTCTTCTGCAATTTCTACAGACTGTTTATAGTCTAACTGCATGTAAAGCTCTAACTCTTGTTCCGTGGCTGGTAATTCTTTTATTTGTTTGTTAGAAAAGAAATTTTGACCAGTAAGTTGATTTAAAGTTTCTATTTCTTGACGACTTTGCATATCGCTAATAGCGTTAAATATAAAGTCTGTTCTTTCTTTTAAAGCAAATGGATCTGTTGCAAAAGATTTTATTTCATAACCTTTATCGGTCATACCATTTACAACAATGTCTACAAACTTAGATAATACCGCAACTGGTTTCCAGTCTAAATTTAAATAAGATAAATCACCGTTAATAGAAAGTTCATCTTTATACTTAGCTACAGACTGTTCGCCTCTAGCATAAAGTCTAAGTCTGTGAAAGTCTTGCCAGTTGTTTCCGAAACGACCACCAGCACCTAAGCCTTTGTCACCTCTAAACCATTCGTTTTCAATAGCTCTACCTACTTGATAACCGTAATCATAAGTATTTTTCTCTGCGTCTGGTACTACCTGACTTGGAAAAGAACTATTAACATTAGTGTAAACCATCTATTTTATTATTTTTGAAGTATAACCTGTGTTATCATATTTTTTAAAACTTATATTCACTGGTTCTTTTTTAACCTCAGCTACTGGTGAATATTTATTTTTGTTGCACGCCATAATAGCTAAACCAGAACTTATTGTAGCATCAAACTTTGTTCTGTTGTTTATGTTAAACTTAGCCCAGTCTTCTAGCGTACGTTGAAAATACATCTGACCGTACTCCGTTTCTTTTAAACCTACATGGTCTTCAATATAAGACTCTATAGCTGCAGCATGCGCTTGCTTAATGTCTTCAGATGAGTTTGGTATCCCACCTATTTCTCTTTCTGCAACCGAAAGTTTATTGTATATCTTGTCGGGTCTGTTAATAGAAAACTGTCTATAGCCTCTTCTTTTTAAATAATACAATAACCTTGGTTTGTTATTCTCTGCTAGTATTGGCATACCATAAAAGTGTAATGCCATAAGCACGTCTTCGAAAAATATTTCAGCAGTTGGAGGTCTTGATATATATTCTAAGAAAAACATATTAAAAGGTGCTTCTTCCATACTAAACTTTGTAAGTCCGTGTAAAGAACCTTTAGAACCTTTCTTATCAACTGTACCTGATATATCGTAAGAGTCACATCCAAAAGCACCTACGTGTTCGTTGCCTGGATATTTAACTCCATTCTTTATTATTACACGATTTTGTAATCTTGCAGGTGGAATCCATGAAACTAAAAACCTACCATTGTTATCTGGTATAAAATTAACAGTAGTATCTTTTATTCCTCCTGCCCATTGGAAATTACCTTGAGTAACCAAGGCTTTATTCCTCATATCTTCGTTATAATCTATCTGCTCGTATATTTTAGTTAGATTAAATAAAGATAATTTAGCTTCATCTCTGAACGCATGTTTTTCAGTACGTGGAAACTGCCTGTAATATTCATTCAAGCTATCCTGGTCATTCTTAAGGCCGTCTACCTCATTTTCCCAGTGTTCTATAACACCTGTTGTTATTAAGTCCCCGTGCGGATCTTTAACGGCGTCTTTTTGTTTTTCGAATACAGGTACGCCATAAGCATCGATGAATCCTTCGTAATTCCATTCCATAGGTATGAACAAACTATATAGTCCTGAGCTAGTCTGTCCATTGCGGTTTCTTTGCGTAACGTCTGAAGCATAGTATAGTTTTTTAAAGTTTTCACCACCTTTGTCAAGAGCGTTGCTAGTTGATCCCATCATACACTTACCAACGATCTTACTACCTAATCGCATTGTGGTTTTTGTAACGCGCCAGTTGTTCAATATGTTATCTGGCTTTTCCCATTTACCACTTTCATCGTGCACTAACAGTTTTAGTTTCTCACCGTCATAACTGTTATCGCCTGTATTTTTCCAGTCAATAGTTGTATCAAGTCCTTCTATTTCTTCTGATGTAATACCTTCATCTAGTTTTCTTCTAGTTAGTTTCGATGCTGGTACTCTATATGCTAACTCTGTTTTTGGACGATCCATACCGTCTTGTATAGGACGGAAAAAGAAAGGGTAGTTAATTGATATTGGTACTACCTTGTCGGTAAACATTTTTTTAGCATCAGCCCCTGATTTTGATAGTATACCGAATCTTGAGTCTGAGCTAATTGTTGCTTGGTTAACCGTGTCTGCTGAAGCCATAAAGGAGAAACCAGAGCGTCGGTTTTTGAGGTAGCACATACCGTAGCATCTCTGGTCTGCTTTACAAGCTTCCCAGAAAATGTAGAATAATCTATTTGATTCCCTATAGTCTGCTGCCCCAACGTCAATCTTAGACCACTGCAAGAACATATAGTGAGAACCAGTGATGTAAGTAGCCAAACCTCTATTATAGAACCAATATCCTTCTTCACGTCTTCTAAATTCTTCGTCAATATAATCGTACCATTCTTCTTTAAAACTATTAGGATACCGCTGCCAATCGAAAACACTTTTTATTTTAGATAGAGTTTTTGGGTATTCTGCTTTAACCCACATCTGCTCTTCTATTTTTTTAGAATTACTAAAAACATTTTCAGGTTCTTTTGGCAAAGCTATTTTAAGGTTTTGTATTTCAACAACCTCTCCTATAGTTCCGTCTTTACTAATGATGACAACGTCGTGCTCAACGTCGTAACCATACTCCCACTTTTTATACCTATTGTTTCTTTTTAAAACTTTAGGTTTTATGTGGTCTTCTACTGTTTTAACTAAAGACTGCTCGTACATTATCTTGATCTGCCCTCAGCAAAACCTTTAAAACTGTTTTCTTTGGTTTCTTTAGGTTTATTTTCAAGCATACTTTTTTCTTCTTCTATTCTAGCAAGTATTTCAAACGCATCGAATATAGCAAGCTTTTTAGTAGCCGCAGCGTTTTTAAGTCTGTCTGCAGAAACATCATCTTCTGTGTTAGTGATGATTTTTTCTTCAGCAACTTTAATTAACTCGTCAACTGCTTTTTGCCCAGCTCGGATTATATTCCTCCTCGTTTCCTTTGAACTCATACTTAACTAAAATATCATTTGATTGCATACAATAAAGTCTTTGTTTATTTATAATAAACTCGAACTCTCTATTAGATTTAAAACCAACTAGATCACCTTCGTTTATACCTAAAGTTTTTAAGGTTTTATTTCCTATCTTTACTATACCTTTATTTTTTTCTTCTGGCTCTTGTGACCATTGATCAATATTTTTTATTGGTATAATAAAACAGTGTTCACCAACTGGCTTCCATTGATATATGTTTCTGTAAAGATATATTTGATCTAATTGACAAAGATATTTATTGTCATCTAAGGTTTTACTGCTATCGACTTCCTTACCTTGATGGTTGTAATATCTTCTAAATACATTATGGTGTATAATAACCTCATCACCTTTTTGTATTGGTGTAGAATAAGCAGATGGTGTTGACAACACTATAGCTCTTCTACTTATAAGCTTAAAGTTTTCTATACTAGAATTTACTATAAGTTTATCGCCGTTTAAATTAATTTCATTGTCATATCTGCTCTCTACAGGTGTGACTATAAAATCAAAAACACTTCTCATTAATATTCTAAATCATATTCAACGGATATAGCCATGTTAGAATTAAATTTCTTCCATGGCAATACCTCGTTGTTTTTCTTTATAAATATGTTATAAGAAGCATCTACATCTTCAAAAAGAATATGCGATATTTCGTGACCACCATATACTTGCTGGCCTATAGCATAATGCATCGCATCGTTCTTATAATCAGAGCCAATACTGATTTTTCTTATAACAGTACTCATTAGTCCTCTGATTTAACAACAGCTAGTTCACTGTCATCTTCTTTTTCAATTTCAGTGTAAGTACCGTCTTCTAAATTAATATTAATAGATCCGTACTTTTCTTCTAGTTGTTTTTTAGTCTCTTCGATACCTTCGTTAATACCGGCGATCTTATGAAGCAGTGAGTGTTTGTTTGCTTCTAGTTGTCCGATCTGATTAACAACAGTACCTAGCTCTGATTGTTGTTCTTTAACCTGTTTAAGCTCTTCAGCTGTAATTGATTTTGACATTTAATTAAATTTAATTGATTATTAATAACTTATACTACTTATTATTACTTGATTTTTTATTTTTTTCCCACGTTCGCCCTACGAAATACGCGCCGTAAACAGTTATAAGTAGTGATTGAAAAATAGGTATATAAGCCTCGTCCACTTGAAAGCCACCAATGTTACCATCGAAAAAAGATAGTGCTGTAAATATAACCGTCAAATAAACTAAAACTAATGGACGAATGTTTTTAGAAAGAAAACTATCGCTCTCCATATCTAGTTTCCAACGCTCTGTTACTTGATCTTGAGCGTCTTTGTCGGCTTGTTCTAAAAGCTCTTGTAGCTTTTGTTTAGCAGCTAATCGTTCTTCATCTGTAGTGGTAAGTTTGTCAATAACATTACCTACATCTTTAATTAGATTACCAGATAAGAGACTTAAAAGTTTTTTCATTATTTTTTACGTGAATACATTTGAGGCACAGCACCTGAAGTATCTGATAATTTTTTAGTTTCAGAAACACCTGGGCTTTCTACTTTTTTACCATCTTGGTAATGAAGATGTCCATCATCTGGATAATTTTTTTCAGGTTTAGCGTGTAGTTTGCTTTTACCAGAGTGATGCATTGCAGATCCTCCGCTCATTCCGGTGAATTTAGCGGCTGAATCTCCGTGATCCATTTTGTATGGAGACATTTCCATCGCTGAAGCCTTGTCATCAACGGGCATGTCTTTCATTAAGTTTTTCTTTTCTTGTGAAACAGATTCCATATGAGCTACAGAACCTTCCATCATTAGTCCAGTTTGTTTTCCTTTATCATCATACATTTTAATACAAGATGATTTTTTCATTGGTGATTTATCGTAAGGCATTTTGTTTTATTTATTTTGTTTTGTTATAAGCTTCTTTTTCCCAAGGTAAATTTTTTGCTCCTTCTTTAATACTCGAGCGAGGTATTACCTTACCTTTCCAGTATACATTTTTATTATCATAATCAAGATCACCTCTACGCATTTGATCTATATGAATCATCTCGTGATCGATTACTTCTTGTATTCTATCACAAGGTACATCTTTATTTATAATAATAGTACCGTTATTATTAGCTTTACCAAGCACGCCATCTTCCATTGTTACATGGTATATAGGCGTGTTATCTAAGCTGTATGGAGGTTTAATTTTAAAAGCCATATTATTTATTATAAGGCACTTTATCGTTAAACCACGCTTGTCTAGCAGAGCAACCGCAAGGAATATTCAAACCTTCTGAAACTTTATCTACAATAGTTTTTATACCTGTAGCTTTGGTAAATTTCGCTATGTCGTCTCCTAGTCCTTTTGATTTCATTACCACTTAACTTTATCAGCCCAGTAAGCTGCAGACATTTTTCCTTTTTTAATATTTTTAGCGTGTCGTGCTTTGAAACTAGCACGTTTCTTTTTCATACGCTCAGACTCACCTGCTTTAGGTTTACCTGCAGTCTTTGCTCCTTGCTCGCCAAATCTAATAATTTTTTCTTTACCAGACTCACAAGCTTTTACTATATGAGATTTTTTAGGGTGGCTCGGAGTTCTCCGGGGTTTATTACACTTAAGTGTTTTTTTATCTACCTTGGCCATGTTAAATTACTCTATAAGTTGTTTTGCCATTTATACGCTCAGCTCGTAAACATCTGTTTCTATTCTGATCTTCAGAAACCCAGCTAATATGTACCCAGTCAGGATTTTCATCGTCACCAAACTCCCAGATCATTTGATCAAAGTTTAGATTTTCTTTTATCCAGTTAAACATTTCAGCGTTTGTAGCGTGACCGTATGTGTCGTCAATATCAATTGCTCTACCTTCGCAATGCTGTGATCTAGAACTTCCGCCTATAGCTTTGTTAAGTTCTTCACTTCTAAAAAAAGAGTTTACTTTTATAGGATCATTAACCCATGCACGTAATGGTTCAAATATATTTTTAGCCACACCAATCATATTACTTAACTGATACGAGTTTGGTTTGTTTTCTAAACCAAGACGTATAGCTGTAAGGCTTCTTGTACCTTCTTTATAACTTATGTGATTACTTATATTTTCCATTTAATTTTGTTCGTTCACGCAAGCCTCTAATTCTTTAACCTTAAGCTTTAATTGATCAACATCAGTAACGACTTTTTCTTGATACTTTTCTAAATATATAAGACGCATATTCTGCTCAGCGTCATCTGGTAATGCT